GAGTCCTTAACAGAGTCCCAAACAGAGTCCCCAACAGAGTCCCAAACAGAGACCCAAACAGAGTCCCTAACAGATTTCAATATTTTTTCTTCAGTAGTCATAATTATATTCTAACATTTGAACATTAACAGAGTTCCTAACAGAGTCCCAAACAGAGACCCCAACAGAGTTCCAAACAGAGACCCCAACAGAGTCCCAAACAGAGTCCCCAACAGAGACCCTAACAGAGTCCTCAACAGAGTCCCAAACAGAGTTCCTATCAGAGTCCCAAACAGATTTCAATATTTTTTCTTCAGTAGTCATAATTATATTCTAACATTTGAACATTAACAGAGTTCCTAACAGAGTTCCTAACAGAGTCCTTAACAGAGTCCCCAACAGAGTCCCAAACAGAGACCCCAACAGAGTTCCCAACAGAGTTCCTAACAGAGTCCCCAACAGAGTCCCTAACAGAGTCCCTAACAGAGTCCCAAACAGAGTCCTTAACAGAGTCCCTAACAGATTTCAATATTTTTTCTTCAGTAGTCATAATTATATTTTAAAATTTGGAACCAACTGATAAAGGAGCAGATTACACTATGCGCTCTGCTCCTTGAAGATTATATCAATCTTGAACACTACGCAGGTTTTGCGCAAAGTGATCGTATTCTTGTTGAATGCCCACTTCATAAATAGACGGAGGCATTGCAATTGCATCATGCCGATTTGCATGAACGCAGCGAACTTGTGTTGGCGTTGTATTTGCAATGAAGGTGCGATTGCCTGAGCGATACACTTTAGTACCTTTCACCATATCAACAACGTGGTGATTACCAGTCGTTTCGCTATCTGCAATGATATGGAATTGGTCATTGGTCGGTTTAATCTCTACTGCATCAGTAGGAAGTTTCGATGGGAAAAGCATAGCTTCACCGTGGAGGATTACTTCATTTTTATTCATTTTCATATTTTGTTTGTTGATTATTATTTATACACTATTTTTCATGTTTGTCAATAGATTCTTTTCGATGATTTGTTTTGCGAGGTTATTATAACATAGTTTTTAAAGAGATAACCCCAAAGAAACATATTAAGCCATGTCTCGAATGAAAAATTCTCGTCCACCGAACCTCTCTTTTAATGCGGCTGGAATATTATGACATGCTGGTGAAACACCTTCAAAATGAAATATTTTTGTGGTAGGGTTCACCATCGATAGGTATGGCGCAGTAGGAAGTGCATCGAAGATAGCTTTCATATCCCAAATTTCATATTGAGACGACCACCATTTCGGTTGATCCTCTTCATTATAATTTAAATAAGTATCAAGAAGCTTGCCCAAATTTTTAAAACGCTCGATTCCTGCTTTCCTTACAAACTCAGCTTTTACGTCAGCGTTTTTAATAGTCTTGTAATATTCAAGATCAAGCTTCTCTTCAGGAGTCACGGCGATATACTCTGGCACACGAACACCGTTGAGAGCATAAACTTTCAAATCTCCACGACCCTCATATACAAGAGCAGGAGATCCATCACGATGCAATTTTTTTTGTTCGTTTAGATGAATCACAGTCGGTTTTTGCGACACGATAGTGTATTCCTCCATCGGATAAATACATCCCAATTTAGTTGATAACTCCCAAGTCTTATACTTAGTATAGAGATTGGCATCAATCTCAACACCCACTTCTTCAAACATAAAATCATAGAAGGAGAATGTTCCTGCGAAAAAGCTACCACTTTGCCATGGGATTTTCGCTGGTGGGATTTTGTATTTTTTCGGATTACCATTAAAAAGATCGTCCAATGCAGTGTTCAATTGATCAATGGGAATGTTGTGATCCGTAATTAAATGACATGCAGCCCATGATTCTAGAGGATTGTCAAGGATGATCAGCGGAACATCTACTGCCATGTTGATAAGACCTCGATATTGGTCGATAATTTTCTTAGTTTGTAATTCGTCGAGACGATTAGTATTTGTGCCAATTGCAATCCATTTAGCAACATGTTCTGGCATTTTTGCTTTTTGCTCTGGTGTGAGCTTTTCAATTTTTGTTTTTTTCATATGTGTTATATTATCAATTCTAATCTTTATATTGAAATTATAAAATACCTTCTGCGATTTGATAGATGTTAGATGGTTTACCACGCGCACCAGAAGGTTTTTCAACCTTACCCACTACTTCCGCTTTACCAATCTTCACCAGTGTTTGAAGGAATCCATTGATATAGACCACATCAACACCCAATTTATCGCTCAATTCTTTAACAGTTGTTTTCATATTTGATTCGTTGTTTGTTACTTCTTCAGTATACTCTAGTTTTTTAATATTCAAGTAAATTCTTCGTGGATGACCAATATCAGAGAATACAGCTTTATCGCCAACAATCTCATACGGTTTTTGATCTGTCCAAAAAAATCGTTCATCATCTTGTTCTTCTGGATATTTGGTAAAGACAATTTCAAATCGTCTTTGTCCATCTACGGATTCAATTTCAATTACTTTAGCATCTTCTCCCAAACTATCAACATGATAAGATATTTCAATTTGTTTGTTTAAGAGGTTAATTGGATTGTATATTTCGTGCATTTTAGTATTTCATGTATTCTTTTGCCCATTCTGTGGCAACTTCTGTTAATTTTTCTGTAACTTTGGGAGGAAGAGTTAGATCGATGATATCAATTTCCCAATCAATTACATCACCAGTGGGACAAATCTCATCATCATAGCCATATTCCCAATCACTATAGATGCGAACGATATCAACCTCGGATTCGTAAATCTTATTATCTACTTCTACTTCAAATGTATGTGTCATGTTTCAATTGTATTCTAGTTTTTAAGCATAAGCACCATGTGCTGTGTCTGTCGTTGTTCGTATTATTTCGGGACGGACAACCATGTCAATACACCAGATGCCAGTGTCGTTACTATACGGACGAGATTTGCGGTTTCTCCATCAAGACCAATTTCTCGTAATAATGGGGATAATACAAAAAAAGATAATCCGTAAATAAAAATACCAATAACAAAAAAGGCAGGGACACCATAATCCAGTGCCATGATTCTTGAAAGAATGTAGCAACCAATTAAAGCCAATCCAAAGGAAAATAATCCTGCATTCATAGCTATTCCAATTAGAAACAAAACAAGTCCCAATGCGATGTAAGGTAATTTAAACATGGTTCATGTGTGTTCTAGTTTTTAATAATATCAATTTCTTCGGAACGTAGGGACTCACCGATGGACAGTTGATGACCTTCGAAGATGTAGCGAGCGTATTCGCCATACTTTTCCATTACGTCTTCAATACTATTAGCTTCCACCCATGTTCTCTTAGTAAGACAATGATGATGCGAGCCTGATTGCCAACGATCCTCCCAAATGACTGTGTATTTTTGCATGAAATAATTGTATTCTAGTTTTTAATTGCGTTCTTCTCTAAGTTCGTAGCGCAAATCTTGTAATTTATCTTCAAGTTCAAAGACTTGTTGAGCAAGTGCGGTATTAGCATAACGAAGAACTTCAATGTCTTTTGGCAAGCATGGCAACCCTTCTGCGAGCTTGTCTGCATATGCTGAGAGTTCATTGTAGTCTTCATAGCTTACCCATTCACCAGAGCTATCTGCCTCCATTTCGGCGGAGAAGCAATCAAATTTGCATTCGCGTAGAATTGGGGTGTATGTTTGGATTTTTTCCATATTTTATTTTTTAAAATCGATTAAAATTAATTCGCTTCGGAACGGTCTGCGCCAACCTTTTCAGTATCCGAGTTTGAGGAGGATGGAATTTATGCCTGTCATTACTGACTTTTTCCGCGCACCCGAAGGCTCCATTTCTCGATCCCACCAGTCTCCGTGCTAAGTTAATAGTAGAGGGAGGTTCTGGTCATGTATTGATACTGCCGAAGCGAAAAATCGTTATTTGGAATGGTTACGTTGATTACCTTTGCGGCTTCTGTGTTTGCTCTCAGGGGCATCCCATCGAGTGTCACAAGCTTTGCCCTCAAAAATACGAGTGCCATTGTTGTTTTGATCTTTCTTGCTTGCGAATCCCGCACGATTCGCGGACTTAGTGTTCTTGTTTGCCATATATATTATTTTGTTGTGTTGTTATTGTTCAAGCCATGTTATCACGAATGCTCATCAATGTCAAGCGTTGATCGAGTTCTTCGTTAATCATTTTCATCCATTTATTTTTTTTATCCTCACCAGCATCTTGCCAAGATTCACGAAGAATAGAAAGCTTTTCATCAATTTTTCGAATGGAAGATTGATTTTCGTCTGCATCGTATTGTTCTTTTAATTTTGTTACCATTTTAATTCGTTGTCAGGTGTTTAGTATGTTCTAGTTTTTAATATCTCGGATGATCAATTCACAATTCTTAACATTGGGAATTGTATCGAAGTCTTCCACACTCACATTGTCAATGATCATCAGCATTGTCTTGATAAATTCACCATGAGACACGATAACAGCAGTGTCAGCCGCTTGAGTCTTCAACCAATTCAGAAAGATGAATGCTCTCTGATGGCAATCAGCGAATGATTCCCCACCATCAGGACGACGATAGAAGTCAAACAGGTGATTGCGTTCTTCTCTATTTTTACAGGCTTCATATTCATTTCGGAGATTACCCCACTCACGTTCGCGAATCAAGACATGCTCTTCTTTATAAAATGGAATATAGAGAGGAAAGTGTGTATTGATAATTTTCATTGTCTCTTTTGCTCGCACATAAGGACTATGAATCAATAAAAATTCATTTGATGAGAGAAGCTCTGCACGAATCTCTTCCCCAACTTTATTTGCTTGCTCTTTACCCTTTTCGGTTAGAGGAACAGACCAATCAGGCATTTTAAAATAGACTGACTTGTTAATGTTCCCCTCCGATTGTCCATGACGAGTGATTAGTAATTTCATATTAGTTCTCTTCCTCCATATTAGTCTCTCCCTTGTCTCTATCAGCAGATTCTCCTAATAAAAACATTGGACTCTTGTATTTCAAAGCAGTCTTCTTAGGATCATTTTCATTACGAATAACAATACCTTCATTGACAACACCAGTGGTGCAGAACTCACAAGTTTTATCAAGATACTTGTCTTTTAAATCTGTTAGGAATTTCTCTCTCCATATCGAAGGATCGTATTCGGATTTGTAAAAAATATTAAACATATCTTTCGCTTTACCTCTGTAGTAATCAGGAACTTGTTTGATTCCTTCTTCCATACAAAATCCTTCAATTTCACCCCAAGAGCATTCACGAATACCATTAGGAGTGTTCTCTGTCATACGATAGACAAAGAAGTCGCATTCGCCTTGTTTGACACCGTAATCGTAATTCTTTTGCACCATCTTGTTAGAAGATGTGTATCCCACGATCTCACCATAGATTGTATAATTCTTAGGAATCTTACCATTCAAACGAGATGCAATCACACCCCAAACATCATCAGTGAATTTACCATCACGACGATTCTTTAAGATAGTTCTCGACGAATAAACCAACTTATGTTCTGTGTCTTCAATATTCAATCCAATTTTCTTACCAATGTATTGGAAGATATTGAATGGTTTCTTACAAAGAACATTACCATACACCGCAGATGTGTTATGGATTAGTATATTATTAGCAAAAAAATTAGAAGTTTCACCGATAGTTAAGTCGTATCTATCGTAAACCTCATCTAACTTTTTAATCGATTTGACTTTCAATTTTTGATATTTTATCATATATTATATCTTTTATTTGTTCTTCTGATTTATTTCTCACTTCTGATTCCCATATCACTATAGTATCATAGTTTTTATCCTTTGCAAATTTTATTTTTTTATTATCTCTATCCCAAATATCCTTCACATATTTTTTTAAGAATGGTATATAATCATCCTTCAAGTATTTCTCTGGATTCGCATGGAAAACATCACCATTAAATTCTATTAATATATTATAATCGTTTAATTTATAATCGAATGCATATCTACCAACTTTATATTGCGATGTGATATTAAACCCTTCTTCCATTAGCAATTTACCTATTAATATTTCTGGTTTGCTCACGCTCTTACCAGTTGAAGCTAACAAATTACATTTTGATTTATCAGACAACAAACTATCGTTTAACCATTTTTCCCTCTCATCCTCTGTTTTACCTTCCCACGCTTGTTTGGATTTTAAGGATTTATATTCTTTATGTGTGACCCCGTATTTTTTGAGATAGATTTGATCAAGATTTCTAATACAAACGCCACCTGTAAATGGGTTGTCTACTCCATATTTTTCCTGATATGTTTTTTTTCGTTTATCATCAAATTCTTTAACTTTAAATGTCTGGTCTACACCGTATTTTCTCAAATTAGTTTCTTTAGCTCTTGAAGCACCGATTTTAGTACTCTCTTTCGATCCTCGTGCTTGTATTCCATGATATTTCAATAAAAATAAAGTGGTTCCGTATGGTAATTTGAATTCATTAAGAAGCATAGGCAAAGAATATTCCCTCACTAGGTAGTAATCTTTTAATTTTTCTTCACTTGTTATATCACCATAACTTTCTTTAAAGATATTAAATCTCAGTTCGTCACTAGAAATACCATACTTATTTTTAGTATATCTAATATATGCACCTATTTGATTTTTTTCACTTATCACCTCTTTGGTATATGGACATATTAATTTCGTCATACATATACTTAGTAAAAAATGTCATTTTTCACGTTTTGTCATTTTTTACTAATAATACGTCACCGATTTTAAGGTTTTCTACTTTCCGATAGCAATCCAAATCTGCCATCCACACAGGGTTGTTACCAGTTATAACAATTTTTTGACCATCTTCCAATTCCACCTCATACCACACACCATCATTTTTTTTGAAATAGTAATCATCAACTTTAACCCATTTTATTTCATCTTTTTCGGTGTCATACCCTCTAACATGGACAGCTAATCGTTCATCGACTATTTTCTTAATTGGTAAAAATCCATATTCCAATGTCTCGATAGGTGTATCATGCTTAACACAGCCATGCATTTTACAAGATACCACAACATCATTATCAGGATCGACTTTGAAGATGTTCTTACCTAATTGCTCAGTAGAACCATGAAAGTGCCATTGCCCATCCACAATCAAGCTACCGATACCTTGCTTGTTCTTATCATAGAGGTAATTGATACCAGTGTATAGATGCTTACGAATGGGAAGAGGGAAGACACGAACAGTATTTTCAATCCATTTTGGAATGCGCTTCTTAGATTCGTTTTGATTGCCACTCTTGCGTTCTCCTGATACATATTTCTTCGCCAGTAGATCATCATTGACAGTATCAAATGACTCTCCCAATTTGAACACAGATTCTTTAACACCATAGTATTCAGCAAGCTTAGATACTTTGAAAAGGAATCCTTGACTTGGAATCTCTCTTAATTTAATAGCACGAACACGACCATTAGAAGCAAAGTAAGATTTCACAGTCTGATCTTTATTCAATTTTGAATCACTATATAAATCATGTTCATGTAGAAATTTATTGGATAGGCAACTCTCAACTGGAAAAAATACCACCAATTCTTTTTCTTTATATTGATCTTTCGCCACTATAATATCTCCACCGAAAATTGTTAAAATTTCCAATTTATCAGCATTTGGATGTTTTTTAGGTGTTGGACACTCGACAACACATGCTAAGTAGTTTGGGTCGGCGTTTTTACTGATTTGTAACATATTCTTTTTTCGTAATTTTGCGTTTTCCATATTGATTGTTTCTTTTTCATTTCGTCAATTCTTTATGCAATTTCTGACACTCTTGAGCGATCTTCCACACAGCATTCACACCACGACCGAACTTCTGAAGCTTACCTTCTCCAACCATCTCACGCACGATGTTGCCAGCAGTTTGACCTGACACGTTCAGCTTATCACAGATACGATCTAATGTCAAGTGAGGGGGTTCATCCATAGCAAGAATTTCTTCTTTACGCTTGTCGTTAGCAGGTTCTTTAGATTTCTTTTCTTTGACTTCCTCAGTGGGAGCATTGTAAAGACCTTTGAAATCAAAACCATTGGCATTCATCATAGCCATGTGAGTCTTAGTCTCACCGAAGCGATTCTTGTATACATTGAAAATACGTAGGGCATTGTCTTCAGGATCAACAGTGATTTTCAGATTCACATCGACGGCATGAATAATATCAGTACCACCTTTTGGAAGACCTTGAGTTGTAACATGGAGAACGAATACCAATACACAACCAGTTTCTTTAGCAGTGGAGAGAAGCAAGTCTTGAGCATATTGATAGAACTCTCGCTTCTTCATGTTCTTGTTAGAGCGAAGAGCTTGAAAGCTATCAACGACCATCATGTCATAGGAATACATGGCAGCAGCGATTTCTTCCACATCCTTGATGTGAGCTACATCCACATCAGTAACACCTAAACGCTTACAAGCATATGCGATTTGAATGTGAGACTCTTCGCCAGATGCTACTGCCACACGCTTACCTTGATTTGTAAGCAATTGGGCAATCTGTAAAAGTGCGGTAGATTTCCCCGTACCTCCTGGAGCGCAGATGGTGATGGCACTACCTGCCATGAATCCTTTGAATTGTTCAGTGCCAAACATAGTGTCGATCTCATCGTTACCAGTTGACATGCGATTGTAGAACGCATCTGGAATTTCAATGGATGAGCATTTGGCGAATTTTGTTTCTAAAGTGTTAAGTTGCATGTCGTGAGTGTATTCTAGTTTTTAATAAGTTCGGAGTTTTCGTTAATATTGCCAATAATTTCAATGTTTTCGCCGCTCCACAACCCTCTGATATCGCAAGAATTGATATAAGTTAGATAATTACCATCATCGAAAATCACATGCGCTATGAAATTTTCATTCGAATATTCATCAGATGTAGCTTTTACAATATCTCCACAATAAATTTCTTCATTATTTTTGTCTTTCGTACCAGTCCATTGTTCGATTTTTTGATTTGGAATATCTCCCAACACTCCATAAGACTCCAAAGACCTCGCTTCAAAATCACCGTCATCAGTTGGAAATAGACAGAATGAATCTTGTGGTAGATATTTTTTACCGTTCCAAACTCTAAATTTTAATTGCATAATATTTAATATAAATTTTCTGAAAAAAGTGTTCCATCCACAGAGCATTTTCTTCTAATCTGTCCTGCAAGTTGTGCTATAATCCAAGCATCTTGTCGATTAATGAATAAACCCGTTTGATCAACGAATCCTTGTTCTTTGACTCGCGTGTGGTATTTCTCACCATAAGCTTTTTCCAGCGTTTTTCGCATCTCAGGAGAATAATGACGAACACCGACGATGACATCCCCGTCATCCATGAGCATTGCAGCGGCAACAATAAGTCTTTCCATGGCGTAAGTGTATTCTAGTTTTTAATCTTCTTTTTCGAAACATAATCCACCCAACCATCCTGATCCAGATAAACAATACCTATGAGGATGATAATAGAAAGATGTAAACCAGTCCCAATCAGAACTATTTGATTCAAAATCATCCATCCACTCCATCCCCTCAATTTCTTCAATACTACTGATTAATTCATAAAGAGGAAAATGAAAATCCTTTTCCAACCAACCCTCACCACCTGTTTCCAAGGTGTGTAAGATCTTGGGGATTACCAATTCTTTAATTTTCTGTTTCATAGCCTAGTTTTTAAACGTAGTCCTCTTCTTTACCATAGGAAGAAAACGATGGTTCATTAAAGTCAATTCTACCATCATCGTAACCTTTCTCGTAACCAGAGCCAAAGGATTCATGTCCAATGGTTTCCAGCAAGTCAGTGATGTCATTTTGGTCTTCTTGGTTGATTTGATATTTACCAAGAATGTTTTCAATTTGTTTATGGATGTTCATAGGTTCTTGTTTTCTTGTTATGTCGATTTCTATTTTATCATCATGAAATTTGATAATACCATCTTTCACTAATTTGTCAGTGATTTCACCGCACTTCGGATTATCTCCCCATTGTTCTCTAGTTTTTAAAGAGAGATTTGGGGAGGCAAAGATCATACTTATTGTGGCGATTTCTTCAAGAGAGAATCTACCATCAAAAAGTTCCAGAGGTATTGTAATATTATTATTTTGCATATTTTTCGCTGATTATCTTAGTGGCATCCCACCAATCTGTCAAGTCATTATTTTCGCTAATTAGGTGCATGGAATATTTCTCTTTATCTGTATATGATCGAGAGCATAAAATAATATCCTCTCGACCACAAAGCATCAAGGTTTCTTCCATGAGGTATTGATATTCAGGATCATAATCAAGAACAGCAGTCCCCCCCAATTCCATTGGTAACATATTAAGCTTGTAATCCATCTAAGTATACTCCCAATGTTTCAATTTTAAAAATACCCATCAAATTAGTTTGACTAGCAGACCGATAGAAATTACCGCTTTTAAATCCAGAATTACCCCCATATACGAATGCCACTGCATTTGATTTAACACGTTGATAAAATTCTGGTAATTCTTTTGATACTCCAACATCCACCAAAAATTGTGCTAATCTTTGAATGGCATCATCAGAGGATTTTGTAGCACCGATAAACACAAACCCAAGATTATCATTATGATAATACTTGAGTTCATGAATAGGCAATGTTTTTTCGGGAATCATTTTTTAAAAAATAAAAATATAATACCAGTTACGATCAAAATAGCGACCAGCAACAAAAAAGAAATCCAGATAGGGGAAAGAACCCACCACCATGACCACGCAATTACTCCCATTAATTTCAGAACTATGAATGCCACAGTCAAAAGACCCGCAAATCCAATTCCACCATTACTATTATTATTACTATTACTATTATTACTCATATTATTGTTTGAAGTATTTGTTAGCGCGGGTTTTCATATGTTCAATTGCTTCACTCACCGATTTAAGGCGATTATCAACTTTAGGCAATTGAAATTCATTTGCATTTGCTCGCGCCACAGCAATTTTGATACCAAGCTCACGATCCCATTTGTCGATAGGATTGTGGAGAGAGTATCCATAATGAATTTTTTCATCTTGTTTAAATGCCACAACGACTCCGTGTGGTTTCCGATCTGCGTTTCTGATATAATTAATTAACATTGTCTGTATAGTGTATTCTAGTTTTTAAAAGTCAAGTTTCATTTGATTGAGGTCTTCAGGTTTTGGTCTTACTGGAAAGTATTCTGTCGCATCATAAACCTCGTAGAACTTAGCGGTTTCTTGTGATGTTTTCCGAATAGAATTGGTATCCAAATCATCAGCCCATCCAAAATCGTCCCAATCACTTTCTTCAAGCGTTTCTTTGGCTACTTCGGAAATCAATCTACTATCTCTCGATGTAATCTCTTCGCCTTTTGGGACTTTGATATAGACCTCGGAGTAAGATTTTTTAATCACCTCCACAATATAGTAATCATGTTCTTCTTCCATATTTTATTATTTTTTGGGTTTATGTTCGTCACTTGCAGCTTTACATATAGCAATCACCGCAAGCAAAAAAAGACAGTAAAAGATGAATAGTATAGTATACCACATATTTTTTTATTTTTGATTATCTACGTTTTTCGTTGTTTCGAATTTTGAGCGCAATGCTTCATATTATTTGATTGTAATCATTTTCGGCCAATATAATACGTGTTTTGTTCCTGATTTACCAGACGACCCAATGGTGATATGTAGTCCACGATAGCCATCGTTCTCCATGATATTAAGGTCTTTTTTCATATTGTCAATGGTTTCCGAATAAACTTTCAGATAAAACATAATAAATCCTTTGGTATATCCACCCCGAATCATATATGGATCATACTGAAAATCTACACGTTCTCCATCGTAATACACAGCACGTTGCCAATTGACATCTTTGTGAAATTTGGGATTGGTGATGGTGATGTGAGCATTATGTAAAGGACGTTGTAGGAGAATCCAATATTTTTTCGATAGATGCCAGTGGTAATAATCAATAATATCGGGAGAAGTCTCAACGACGATGCGTTGTTTATCTCTTTCTACTTTAATTACCCCACTGGCATTGATCATGCACCGATTGTAATCTAGTTTTTAATTTAATTCTTCCCACCGATTTTTAGCTGCTTTCAAACACTTAATAATTCTCTTCAATGTTTCAATATCTTTAATTTCGCCATCATTCGGCAATCCAGAGATAAGCACAAAACATTTATTTTCTTTGACAAGTGTGACCTCAAAATTGATGAGTTTATTATCGTTATATGTTTTAAATACAATTTCTTCGCTAATTTCTTCTTCCATAATTAATTAATCCAATCGGGTTTATTACGCTTCCAAGCATGAATATGCTTCTTATCTAAAATAATATATTTTACGTATTTTTCAGTAGCTGACAGTGACTCGAAATTTGGTATTTTCCGACACTCACAATCACCAGCAATGGCAATTGCAAAAGGTTTTAGATCGAAGTCATCAAATCCTAACAAGTGAGCATGATCTTCACACCATTCCAATACTGCTTGAGACTTGTGAATCTTACCATAACGTGCTGTGTATTCATCGAAGATAGCATGAGCATGAGCAATCAACCATTGGAAGTTGTCCCAGCTTGCTCTTGTCCAAATAGATGAGGGATGCGAACGATGCGATGGTTTATAAGGAGCTTCGATACCTTGTTCATGATAAGCAGTACACAAAAGCTGAACCGATTCTAAGCCTTGTTTAACACAATGTTTGTCCACTAACCATCTTGCAGATTGATCAGGGTCTAATGACGTGCTGAAGATATTCATGGGTGAATTGTATTCTAGTTTTTAATGAGTGATACATCAGTCATAAATCGAGTTAATGTTGTATATACCACACATTATCCTTTCCATAGTGAATAAAAAATGCCCCATATTTCAGGGGCATTTTTAAGAGTGGATTAGAACGAGCGGATACCGTTCATCCTAATCTCGGTTGCCAAGTCTCGAACATCAACACTTGCCCATTGTGTGGAGTGTTGGTTCTTAGAAATGGCAACATTAGCTCCTCCACCTAACAAATGGAACGAACCGTCTTTCAACTGCACCATCTGAACTGAAAAAATTTTCGGATGTTTGCGTTGATCTCGGCTACGAAGCCACTGTTTGTTTTTACGTTGGTTTCTAACTGTTGTTGTTTTTGTTGTTGTTTTATTGTTTTCCATAACTTTTTTATATTACTATTGTTTTTTGTTTTGTCAAGAAAAATTACCCATGTTTCACTATTTCGCCCTAAAAACAAAAAAATATCACAAATTTGTTAAATACTGATATGGCTATAAGATGGAGCGATGAAGATATTAATAATTTGATAAAATGGTATCCAGAATTTGGTGGTGAATATTGCGCGGAGAAATTAGAAAGAAAAATATCCACAATAAGATTAAAGGCTTCTAGATTGGGGTTGAGGGTGAAAAATTGTGATAGAACAAAGGTTTCTCAATTAAATACCGAAAGATTTTTAAAATTAAGACAAGATGTTTTCGATTCTCGAAAAGATTTCTTAAAAAAAGATAAAATAACTCCAGAACAAGCATATTCATTAGGGTTTTTATGGGGTGACGGTCATTTATCAACCCAAGGCGAAATGCTGTATATTACATTAGAAATAGCAACGGAAGATTTTACTGAAATATTTCCAATTTTGAAATCTTTAGAAATTGGAAAGAAGTGTTGGAAGACATATAATAGAAAACGAGCAGAAACATGGAAAGAAACAACTCAGGCTGGTTTATATGACCCATATCTTGGAAAATTTTTAGAATTTTATGATTATAAGAATAAGTCTGGTTGTGGTGCTGATAAAATAGTTTCATATATCCCAGAAAAATTACGACATTATTTTTTCAGAGGGTTATTTGATGCTGATGGAACTTTTCATTTCAACGAAACGGCTAGTTCACACCGAGCTAGTATATCTTCGGTTTATGATCAAGACTGGAATTTTGTTTTAAATTTTTATAAATCAATTAGTGTTGATCATGTGGCTACAATTAGTAGAAATATATCAGCAAATGGATATAAATACTCAAACATTTTTATACATAGGCAGAAATATTTAAATGTTCTTTATGAAAATATTTTTGCATCATACACACAAGATAAAATAGGATTGGGTAGAAAACATGAAATTATAAAAGAAATATACGACAACCCGAAACATATAAAATTATTAAAAGATCGTTAATTATCTAACATGATCAGTCACATAAATCTCTTTGGTTGACATAATATCTCTAATTTCTTCAAAACTCCATATATCTTTTTTCCAATCCCAAGAGCAATCTAAATATTTTCCCATTTGGAAGTTTGGATTTCTCGTTTTATCATTATTATGGCTATGACCATGTAAATGCCACGAACCTCTGGAACATTGGTTATGCGTTCTCAATGGGAAATGATTTAAAACAATTCTAATTTTTCCAACCTGAATTTCTTGATGGTTCCCCATAAAAGTTAAATTATTCAACCTGAGTGGATACACTTCAATGTCAGATTTACCATATTGATCCATTACGGCATTTTTATAGATACGATACATTTGTGATTCATGATTCCCAAAAAGAACCATAACATTCTGACACATGATATTATTCCACCAATTTAACACTTGATTATCTGTTGCTGACAAAAAGCTATCGCCAATCACCCATAAAAAATCATCTTCTTTAACTCTCGCATTGATTTTGCTCACCACATCATCCACAGATTCTTGAGGGGAATTATAACCTCTCATTTTCCAAATGGGAATGTCCCATTTCGGATCGTGGTAATTATGCCAATCGCTTGAAAAAAAGATTTTGTTTCTATCTTCCCATTTGTGTTTGATATTTTTATTCACTTTGTTTAATTTTTTCAATAATATCATCAATACCTTGAATGATTTCAAAGGTATCACCATCTTCCACTACCAAACATGGAACATTACGAATACCATGTTTTTTGAACCATTCAATGTTTTGTGGATCATTGTAATTTTTAATTTCCACAGTTAATTCCAATTTCTCCAGTCTTGCTTTAAGCAAGTGACATGGACCGCAAGTTGCACTCGTAGCCAATATAAAATTTTTATTTATTTTTTCCAACATATTTTTTGGTTAATTTTTGTGTTCCAATTCTAAGATTTTCTCCATTGCTTTGCGCACGATTTTATCATCAATGTCACGCTTGTCAAGCAAAATAAATGCAATCGGAGTCTTCCAATCGCGAAACTCTTCCTGAATCGCCATTGCTTGTTCTTTGCGAGTTTCATAATTCCGAATAAAAGGAATACGCTCATTCATATTATCTACACACTTTACGAATTTAGTATAGGCATCGGTAATCAATTTAGCCTCGTCTTTGATTTTCTCTGCTACTTCGAAGTCGATGTGATTGACAGTATAGTTATAAAAATCTTGATAATCAATGAATCTTGGAGATTCTAAAAAGAATTCTAAAACATGAGAAGTGCTACGCAATCCAGTTGCCAATCGGTGAACAGAACAATACCAACTGCCCTTTGCCTTGCGCATTTTTCCAGATTCAGAGTATAAAACAACACCCTCTTTACCTACCCACATTTCAACATCTTCAAGACATTCTTGAATAGAGTCGTAGGAATATTTTGCAGGTCTGTCGATTTCAAGAGTGATAGCCAACTGATCTAAATATTCTTGTGTCGCCATCCATCCAGAATCTTTTTTAATTATTCCAATCAAAGACAATTTCGGTTCGGGAAAACCACCAATAACAATCACATTGCTATTAGTTTGCCACTCACATAAAAATGTAAATTCAGAATTACTCTCAACGTCTTTGATAAATTCAAAAAACTTTTTATATTTTTTGATTAAAAAATCAATCTCATGACCATTAGGCATTTGTCTCGCATCTGCTGTGCCTCTAGTTCTGTGCAATAGATTGCCCTTGTATTGATCACAAATAAGCAAGCTACCATCTAATTTCTCGTAAGCGACAAAAGGTTCATCCAGAGGAAATTTATCCAAATCTGGCTGCTCCGTATAATTGAAAAACTTTGAGAACGAACGCGATACGATAAAATTATCAGAGACGCGAACGATCATCGAACGAAATTTCATTGTATCTTCCGTCCACTTCACTCCGATTTCTTTCGGCGTAATGAGCCAACATTCGTCACCAGCGATGACGCAATCTTTGTAATTAAATTCTTCTTTGTCTGGTAGTTTCATATTAATAGCTGACTTTTCCAAGTCGATCTTCAATTGATTTGCCGCGAGTTTTTCCGTTGATTAAAACGAACTTCTTTTTATTTTTACCATACCAACGCTCCTCATCTTCTTTTGTTTGCAAACATTGATTCGGCAATTCCCACTGTCTATCTTTTAATCTTTCTTTTATAACCTCTTCGATTTGAATCTGCGCCTCTTCAGGGATTTCCCATTTTTGGTTACGCTCCTTCCAAGCCATCTCGATACTCCAACGAATAAAGTCCTCTGATTCTTTGACAAACTCTTGTTCGCAAAGTTGAATATTCATCCAATCATCAACATACCCATTCCACATTTTGATTTCGGGATTGCCTTTGATTTTTTGAAGCTGTTCAATTAATTGATTTTTTTTCATAATTTAAACATAGTCTTCTACTTTGTATAAGCTATTATCAGTTGTAACGTAAGTCACGCCATTCCGCTCTTCCACATTCCGAACAATCGAGCTATGGAAAACGCCACGCATTTCAACCAATGCTCCTGTAACGTCAGATCGGAAAAATCGATCCATGAGAATCGGAGAATCACATTTAATTTCACCGATTAATTCACCGACCATTTCATAAGAAATTGGTGGTGATTTTCCCTCGTAAATAGAGAACCAACCGTTTTCCTGATCTTTACGATATTCTTCGATTGTTTGCGCTTGAAGCACAAGACTGTCGGGATTTATGTCTATTTTCGTTAATCTTTTCATGCTATTATTGTAATCTAGTTTTTATCTTTCTTCAATACTCATACTCCACGACTTTTCAAAATGTATTCAATTACTTTCTTTGTCTCTGCTTGAATATGTTTAACATCTTTCAAAATATTCTGTAGATGATCGGTATCGCAATTCTTTAGGAGAACGTATTTCAGAGGTGATTTACCATCTTTACCATAAGTCCCCCAAATAAAATTATCCATTTTCTCTTCGATGCTATCACAATTTGGACGTTCTTCAGGTGGTAGGATTCTACCTTGTTTCACATCCCAAACACCATTGATTTCTTTTCGATTATATTTGTTATAAATTTCTGCGAAATCAGCATTAAATTCGAACCAGACTGTCTCACCATCAAAAGAAAAGCGATTATAACCTCCATAAAAATTCGTATGAGGTTGACCACCATCGCACATCATGTCGCCATGAGTAACGTAATGATAATGGTGAAGCGATGCGATGAATTTCTCACCATCTGTTTTTCCTAAAAGTTTCATGATTATAGTATACCTTAGTTTTTATTTTTTCACATTAAATTTAAGTTCATTATTAGTAGCTGGTCTTGTTCTTATAATAGGTATAATTACAAAATTTGGCACTTTTTTCAAAACATCAGGCATTTCTACAATCTCCACAGGAACTTTGTCGCAGCTAGGTATCACGCCTTTAGAAGAATATTCGACTGGTTTGACAGTATCGAATTTTTCTGAGAAAATACTCCACAGTAAGATTAATAATTTCATCGTTTGCGGCGTAATAATAACAACATACCTAAGAATGAAAGACCAACAACAGAAGGTTCTGGAATTGTTACACAAGAAGGTACGTATTCCTTTGCAAATGTCTCTGTCCTTGCGTATTTAACAGCGACATCACCAATCTCTGGAGCATTGGGGCTATCAAAAGTAAACCATAATTGCTTATCGTTGTTATCGTCCTCAATACTATCGAATTTAAAAAATCTATCTCCCAATTCTTCAGTGAAGCGTATGTTCGATCTAGCGTTAAGAATTTTTGCATCCTCACAAAAGAAAATTTCAAAGTTAGAAATATCGTAAGTAGTAAATAGCTCAGGTGTGATATTGTAGCTATATGTGTATAGTCCAATCCCATTATAAACTACGCTTGATGATACGTATGTGTCATCGTAAGTAGTTGTGACTCTAGCATTTGCGGCATTTGTCGCGATTAATAAGCTTAGTAATAGTAATTTTAATTTCATTTTAATATTTGTTCTTTTATTTATTTATTTGTTTCCTGCTTTAATAAGTTTCATTGTTTTGTTTGTTAAATTCATCTAATGCCATCCATCCTGCTTTGTTTATTTGATGTGGTAATTCATTTACCTTTTTCAAAAGCATTGTCATTGTAGTATCGTCATCATGCTCTCCTTCTGCTCTCTTGGCACACCAGTGTGACAAATTGTGCAGAGCTTCAATAAGACGAGCGTGTCTTGCTGTGTAAAGTGTTTTGTCTTGCTCGAAGGACATAATATTTAAAATTTAATTCCCGCTTCTCTCAAAGCGTAATGTATATTGTTGGTAATCAAAATGTCCTCCACTCATAATTATTTATATCGTCAGTTATGGCGAGTTATGGCGAGTATAACCATATTTGCACATTTGTGCTATTGAGAGAGTCCTTAACCATCCATTTTTAGAACATAAATATCCTCTCTCGCCAGTTTCTTCACAGATTTTATCTGACATCTTCTCTGCAAATGATACCATGCCTTCTATCCTTCCGTCCCCACCACTGTAGTAGAATCTGAGGGTTCCGAATTTCTCTTTGACTTGTTGGATAGTAACTGGTGGAATTGTTTTCTTTGTGAATCTTCTTGTTGGTCTTAGAAATGAATTAAGTTTCCACACACGGCGAACCAACTGTGTTAGAATTGGCGATGCCTTTCTCAATTCATCAGCTTTACTAGCTGGAAGAAATCCCGATGGAGGATATACTACGGGATCGATAGCTCTGGAGACATACGTCAGAATTTGATGGATAAACAAATACTTGTGAATCCAACTACATACTGCATGGTATTTGACGTATTTGGGAATCCATGTTTTGTTATTCTCAACATGATGGTTAATAGATTCGCATAGAGTTTCCACCATAGGTTGCCATCCAACTGGACACCATGCTCCACAATCAGGTTGTTTTGGTTTCCCATCAGCATCCTTTGGAAAAAGTTGTGGATATGCTGCCATCAGACGTTCTGAAAACCTTTCTTGAATCATTTCTTCATTTGTAAAATAACTCATCATCTCTCCTACGCTTTTAAATGTTTCGCTCATATTATTCTTCTACTATTCCAAGTTCAATTACGCTCGCCATTGCCAAGTCGTAACACTTTGTTATTTTAGACCATTCTCCAGTTTTGTCAAGTCGAATTCGGTATTTATTATTTGTCCAAATATCTTCGGGCATTTCAATACGATCATCATCAAAGCGGTTTTTGATTTTTCCAAGTATTTTAATGTTCATCTTATCAATACGATCCGCTCTTTCCAAAGCTTTTTGTGCCGCTCGTCTCAATTGTTCTGCTGTAGCAAACCCAGCAACCATGCCAATGTGATTTATAATAATGTCCCCCTCGTAAATGTCTTTTCCATTCTCTTGTTCTGTATTCATAGATTATTTTTTTGTAATTTTTAATCCTAGCTTGGCGGCTTTTTCAGTTAATTCATCCATTTGTTTTTGAATTGTATATTTTTCGTAAGTAACTAAATCTTTTTTGTATTGAATCATATCTGCTTCGTATTCTTTCATGTGTTGAGCATAGTCATCACGTTCAACTTTATACCAACGCAGATTGTTTTGATATTGTTTTTCATCTTGTTGGAGATTGCGTTCTGTTTTTTGAATTTTAATTCGTTTATATATACACGAATTGGCGCAGATCAATTCTTCGCCAGCGTTATCTTTTTGAATCTTTGCAAGTTTTTGAATAATATACTCAATTGGTTTGCTAGTTATTGTAGAAAACCCTATTAGAGGTATGTCTTTATAATAATAAGACTTGGGTTTATTTGGTCTGATCCAGTATTTTTCTGGTTTTATTGGTATGAAAGGATAATGCATATTAGCGTGTGTTTATATTATTTTAATATTTGTTCTCTTTTCCAAAAATTGTTTCCATTGTTTTCATTTGCTCTAGCGTTTCGCTAATTTCTTCTTCACTGATTTGTTCATCATCTTGATTACAAATGCGAAACCGATAGGGCAACTCCCTTACCAATTCCATGATGGGCATCAAATAGCGGCGATAGTCACCCATCGTCCAAGTTTGCCCCCCATCGTCGGAGTATTCGTAGTAATAGTATTTGTGTTTCATTGTTTTAAAAGCTCAGGGTTCTCGTGAATGTTACCAATGACTTCGTAATCCTCCAAAATGTCTGGTGATAAACTGTATGCGTGGTCATAAAGTGGACCATCACCATCTATCATGAATGAACCTGCTGCAAAAAACACATGCCCGATATTAGCCTCTCCATCACTACCATCATGTTCTTCAGCTAGAATATCACCCTCATACACCTCTTTACCAGAAGTCGTTTTCATTCCAGTGAATTGCAGAGGTATGAATTCCTTGTGACCAAATCGCATAACCATTTCCCATGAATACGCTCTATCACTCATTCTTTTAGTATCAGAGTGATACGTTTTAAATTTAATTTCTCTCATTTTTGTAATAGTTCTGGATTTTCGTGGATGTTACCAATGATTTCGTGTTCAATTGCCCAATCTTTTGAAGCAATATCTTCATCAATCATAAATGAACCGTCATCGAAGGATACTATACTAACACCATTACCAACTTTATGTATTCCTCCATATGATAAGATATCTCCCTCGTAAATGTCTTTTCCATTCTTATCTTTAAGACCAATAAATTGTTGAAAATCATACTCTTCTACAGGGTTCATGTCATACATCTGCCACTCCACGATATCAAAGTTGGCGAATGGTTTCCATTCCTTCTCAACCTTATCCCAAACTCTAAATTTTATTTCTCTTCGCATATTGAAAATAAATCTTTAACGGTGTCTTCGTTGAAGGTTTGATGGATTAAAATTGTTTTAAATGTTAGAATCCAATCATCGACATTTGAGTGTCGATTCATGGTGATTCGAAGCTCATTATCAGATGATGGGTCGGAAACGGTAATTATTATTGTTTGTTGTTGATTCATTTTTTAATGTTTTTAGGTGCTTCTTTTATTGCTTCTTCTGGCAACGGAGGGCATTTTTGATACTGCCACCATTCACTCCCATGATATTCGCCGCGATCACTCCATGAGCCATCGTTATACCAAATTGTGCCGAAGAGTTCTTGACTCCCATAGCCGCTATTATAGTCAAAGTCGAGACGAGGAAGTACCTCTTCAAGAGTTCCCTCGATCTTTATGTTACTATCTCCCCAGTCGAGTTCGTGGTTGATTTGAACATACTTTACTTCACGGTCTTTGATATGTTTTAATAATTCTTCTTTAGCATTCATAGTGTTTTTATTAATTTGTTCGTTTATCGTAATTTCAAGCTATTTTTAATATTTTGTTCTTGATGCTCCAGAACATGTTCAGGCACATTATGAATGTTTTTACCTCCATGACGATTCTCAAGCACCAACGAGAAAACCATAATACCACGTTTTTCTGCTTCGTCAAGATAAAATTTGTAATCGCTTTCTTTCGTGGAGGTATTTGCAACTACGATGGTATCGGTTGAAGAAGAATCGATCAATGATAGATACTTCTCTTGGCAAGCTTTATGAGCCTGTCCAAGCTTGGAAGCATCAAAATTATAATTACCCTGTCCATCTGTGAAATAATCATCAGCACAGCAGATACAAGAATCAGGTGCAAAGGTTTTGGCAAAAGTGGATTTGCCAGCCCCACTGACTGCTCTAATTAGTATTAATTTACGCATAGCCCAATTGTAGGCTAGTTTTTAATTCATTCGCACCCACCAATCTGCAATTTCCATGTGAAATTGTCGCTCATTCTTAATTTCACCTTCTTTGAGGTAGATGTAGGACTCTGGAAATTCCGCATCCGTGTCTGACCACACTTCAATTACATCATCACCTTCCTTCATAATGAAGGTGTAGCTATTAATATTACCTGTGTATTTCATGCTCTAAATTTTTTAATCAAAACATCATGATAACCTAAATCTTGTAATTTGTGATGCTCTTTCAAAGCATCTTCTAATGTATCGACCTTTTTTGTCAAAAAATGGAGTAATCCATCTTTTTCTTTTCTATAAGAAATAATATAATTTCCGTAATTAAATTTCTCTTTCATAATCTTGTAATAACTTTTTTTAATATTTGTTTGAATTTATATGATATCATATTGTTTGGTAGGTTTTTCCAATTGGCAATCAATTCAGCAAACCACTCGTCGAAATTTGTGGCAGCATAATCAGATGGTAATCCCATTTTCTGTGCTACTTGCGTTCTCAATTTTTCATTCCTTTTACCTTCCAAATTTTTACGTCTTGTTTTCCTCTCGAAAAAAGCATCCAACATTTTTTTGTATTCGTTTCTCAAAAATGGTTCAACTTGTTTTGACATTCTATCAGATAAAAAGTGAGCATATTCATGTGTCAGAGTATCGATATCATCAACACTAAATTGATCTAAATAAATAATTCGTTCGCTGTAAGCTCCTGCTGTCGATGTTTTACCACCAATAATACTTATATTTTTCAACTTTGGATTTATTTTTGTATTTGTAATAAAAATCTTTGGTTTTCTATTAGGTAATAAATCACGATAATCTGTCACCAACATATAGATAATATTTTTCAAGGTTCTCATATTAAGAGAACCTTTTTTAAAGTCCTGATCAACATACTCGTCTTTGAATACCTTGATACCATAGTCAGTAAAAAGTAGTTCACCCTCTACTTTAGCTCTCAGATAATCATTTTTAAGAATCTTTTCGTATTCTGCCTTTTTAGCATTACGAAATTTATCAATCAATTCAGAAGGAACTTTTAGTTTCTCCATTTTCTTGATTTTATTTAATTCTTCGGGAGGTAGATTTTCTTTTTCTTGATCTACCCAATCTTTATTATTAGGTATATCATTGTCTCTCAACTCCTGTTTACGAAGTCGATTCCTCTCGCGTCTTTCAACGAATAATCCAAAAGATTCCATCTGATTATTTAACCACAAATGGTTTTACCCAATGTTGAGATATTGGCTACTCCACTGTTGATCATTACTTGTTCCACTCCAAATGAGTCATCATTTAAAGCTATGATATTAAACCCTTGCTGCCAGTTACAAGTGGATGAGTAAACTGCATCCAAACTGCACAATGCGCCACCTTCGAATCCATAAATCTGTTTATCTGGTCTATTTCCAAATGCTGGTATTCTCTTACACGAACTCCCGATTCTGTGAGTGTGTCCATGTAAAATACTTGTATGCCACTTTTCAATCTCTCCTTTAGCTGAAGCACCGCCAGCGGCTCTTACAGTTGTTCCGTGAGTAACAATCAAACCATTTAAGTCTACGTAATCAACATGTTCAACTTTATTTTGGTAATCGCCCATGAATACATTCTGATAACTCAATCTATCTGTGATTTCAGGAAGACATCCAAGTTCACCCAAACGATCCGATAGATAACGTCTCCACCTACCATCAATAGATTGACCACTGTGATTGGAAACGGTTTCATAGATTTTAGCACCATTGGAGATAGAAATCAAATCATCCAAAAATTGGTGATATGCCTTTCTCTCATCCAAGAGACTCCAATGTTTTTTAATATCTTTTGGATATTTGGAAATGGCAAGCATGTCCATGGTGTCACCGTTCAATACAATCGTTCTTGGTTGCAATTCAGAAATTGTTTCAAGGAAGATATTGATAGCTGATTCGTCATGACAACCAAAATGGAAATCAGAACCAACAACAGCATATTCATTCAAAACATAAGATACCGAATTATTATTCAGACTATTGACTTTGATTGGTGCTAATTGTTCCAGAAATGCAAAGACTTCATCCTCTGTCTTTTTGAATTTCTGAGGTTTGTCACGCTGCATGGTTTCCACCACATACCCTTGTTTATGAAATGCGGTTGGTTTCACATCTTCATATTCAGATGTGATTTCGTTATCTTCATAATAACGTTTGATCCAGCCTTGGGCTGTTGATTTAGGCACTCCGTATGTATCGTAGATCATTGAAAATGTCCAACCTTTATCAATACGCGCATCGATTACTTCTTGTTTATTTATCATCGCTTTTATTACTTATATTACATTATGTGTTTTTTAGCCAATTCTTTACCATGTTGGTATCTTTGGATAAATCTATCATCTCCTTCAATTATATAATTTATATCAGGGTTATCGATTTTATCCCATTCCTCATCATAACCCAAGTCATCCACTGTCATGGTATGGACATTGATCTTATCGCCATCGTTTGCTGTAGCTTCTCGCATTCCAATGATTTTTCCTTCATCGTCTTTGATGAGAATAGAGTATTTTCCATCATAATACCATGGGAGTCGCATGAGATAGATAATAGCACCTCCGAAATTGATTTCACAATTTCCTTCAGGATCGAGTTTGTTTAACTCTTCAATGAGTTCTTTAGTTTTCATATTTGTTTCTATAAAATTCAACAGTCTCTTTGAGAGCTTCATCGTGATTTCTCAATTCAAAAGGAAGATGAGATTCAATGGCATAACGGAAGTCATGCCCCTTTCTATCTTCGACAAATTTGATATTAGGTATCAATCCCAATATATTACCAATATCTTTGATCATGTTAAGGTTTGTTTTTTCGATTCCCGAACCAATGTTTGTAGAACAGTGTGGATTAGATGCAATTTCAAGCAACCATTTGTTGTGATCTTCAACATGAATCCACTCACGGATGTTCTCTCCTGTTCCATAGACAGGAATTGGTTCGCCTCTTACGATAGAGCGAATCACTGTGGGAATAAATTTCTCATCTGCTTGGTGCTTACCGAAATTGTTACAGCAGTGTGTCGTGGTGATGTCTAATCCATAAGTCGTGACGTAAGAATTAGTAATCAGATCAGCAGACGCTTTGGATGCAGCATAAGGACTTCTTGGATTAAATGGTGATTCTTCTGTGAATGCGGGGTCATTCACGTTCAAATGACCAAATACTTCGTCAGTATTTCCCGATAGATGAGTTATACCATTTCTAACAGTGATAAAATTTTTATTATCTCTCACCTTCAAACACCAAACTTTACCATCATATGGTATTTTACTATATTTATGATTAATTCCGATTTTATTTTTTCTGAAATAGATACAATTTGAATCACCCTCAATTTTACGCCCATCAATATAAGATATCGATGATCTTTTAGAACATCTTGAAGAAAATCCCAACATATTACCCAAGAATAGCGCATTTTCAGCTAATTTATTAGACGAAGTATTTAAAACCCAAGGATGATCTTCCCTATATGAGCCATCAGAATCTATCAATCCGTGAAACAATGCTTCAGCTTGTTCAAAATTTAATTCGCTAATGATATCATCTGGTATAAATTTTTCTTTGGCTCGTTTACCAAAACAT